CGTGCCCGAACTTATTGACGCGACCGAGTGCGATGTCCTTCGAGGACGTTCCCGATGATGCGTTCTTCCCACCTGAAATCTCGAACACGAACGTGGATATATCCTCCGAATCGTGAATCAATTGCGCCGTGACCTTGGCGTAAAACGTGTGCGTCGAGAAAACCATCGCGACGTTCGAATTCCCCATGCTTCCGGAATAGCAATACCTCTTGATGGTCGGGCCAACGCTCGACGTGTTCGTCACGAGGCCTTCCGCCGCATACACAACGTTTGAAGACGTGAGATTCGCGCAGAGGACGTTCCCACTCGCTTGTATTCCCGTCGCGTTCGTGAGCGTGAGCTTTTCATCGGTAGACGCGCCGTTTTCCGAGACTTCTTGAAGCGTGCTCGAAAGTCCCGTGAGCTCGGACCCGTCCCCAAATATTTTCCCGGAACAAGAAATGTTCGAACTGACGCTTATACCCGTCGTGACATTGGAAAACGTGATCGTTCGATCCGTCGTCGCACCGAACTCCGAGACGGATTGAAACGTCGTCGCGAGTCCCGTCAGACTTGACCCGTCTCCCGAAAAGGCCGTTGCTGTGACGGTGCCATCGTGCACAAACACGTTCGGCCCAACGCTGAGTTGGTACGCCGGGTTCGTATTGTCAACGGCGATGTGCGACGCGAAGACGACTTCGCCTACAGAGACGTTTGAGGTCACGGACAGACCGGTCGTCGCGTGCGTGAGACTGATTGTCTGATCCGATGATGCGCCGACATCGCTCGCTGACTGAAGCGTCGTCGGAAGATTCGTCAAGGCTTGACCACTTCCGTGAAAGCTCGCGGCCGTGCAGCGGCCTGCAACGACGCAGTTACCCGTCGAGACGTTGATACCCGTGACGGCGCCCGAAAATGTCGCCGTCTCGTCGAACGTCGACGTGCCGTTGACTTCGAGACCCGTGTCATTGATGAGCTTGAGCGCGCTCGACGTGAGCCGCCCGACAGGGTCGATAGAGCCATTTTTATGAACGGCGAATTCGAACAGACCATCCTCGGTCCCGTCTGTGACGTCGTTTGTCTTCGCCGTCATCTTTGCATACACTTTGGTCGCGCCGACGTCGTTCTTCCCTGTAAATTTGAGTTGACCCATGTAGTCCCCATTGGCAGCCGACGCGCTCACACGATGGAGCGTGAGCACAGGTCCCGCACTGTTCCCATCGTCCGTGTGTGTCATCTTCACGTCACCGCACGTGTGATCGATGAGCACATTTGCCGAGGACCCAACTTCGAGGTTGGATTCCACTGTCAGTTTACCATACGCGTGCACGTGCAAATCTCGACTGGTGTCGGGGACGAGATTGACGCTCGAGGGATCGCTGAGCGTGTGCCCGATCATAAACTCGGATTCGTCTCCGCGGTACCCTATCGCGACGTTGGACGTCGGTCGGGTCATGATGATCCCCATATCGAGCGTGTCGCTCACGTTGTTATTTGCCAACTCGATGAGTGCGTCGTTGACGATCGCATTCACCGTGTAAACCTCGGTTCGACCACCGCTCACGATGAGGTTCGAACAACTCAGGTCCCCGTCCACGGCGAGGATCGGTGCGACGCCTCCCGCGCTCTTCGTCCATGTCAGATCCGCGTCATCCGCCAACGTGTCACCGGTGTCCACAAAAACAACACGCCCTGGTGTCAGATCGGAAACTGTCACTGCCGCCGCAGATGCCGTGGTCGTCACGGTGATTCCAGACGTAAAAGTTGGGTTCGCGAGCGGGGCGTACGTCGTCTCGAGCGTCCCGACGCGTGCCGCGTTCGAGTCAATCTCCACGATGGCTTGTGTCAAGTCGGTCTCGAGCGTTCCGACACGTGTGGCGTTGCTATCCAATTCTGTGATGGTCTGGGTCAAGTCGGTCTCGAGCGTTCCGACGCGTGTGGCGTTGCTGTCCAATTCCGCGATGGTCTGCGTCAAGTTGGTCTCGAGCGTCCCGACACGTGCGGCGTTGCTATCCAATTCTGTGATGGCTTGTGTCAGGTTGGTCTCGAGCGTTCC